ATGGAAACGTCTTTGAAGGTAAGGCAAAGGTTCTCGACACACCTATGGGTAAGATTGCAAAGAATCTTATGGAAGCAGGGGCTACTCTTGGAGTTTCTTCACGTGGTATGGGATCCCTTAAAAACGAAGGTGGTGTAAATGTTGTACAACCAGACTTTTATCTTGCAACAGCGGCTGATATCGTTGCAGATCCTTCAGCTCCTGGTGCTTTTGTACAGGGAATTATGGAAGGAAGAGAATGGGTGTGGGATAATGGACTAGTTAAGGAAATGAATGTGAACGAATATTATAATCAGATTAAGAGCGCAAAAGAAAAACAACTAGACGAAATCTCTCTGAAGATATTCGAAAACTTTATGTCAAAGTTATAAGTTTTATAAATAATATTATATCTTTAGGGGTTTTAAATGTCTCGCAAACATAAATCATTACACGAATCAGCAGCAGAGATTCTTGCAGCATCAGTTACAAATGCTGGTAGGGAGCCATTGCCTATGTCTGCTATGATGATGGATCCATCTGCCGATCTAGGCGGTGCAACAACAATGGTTGATCCATCAGCTCATGGAGCAGCTGCTTCTAAGAATATGGTAATGTCACCAAAAGCTGGCAGGGCTGGTCTTCCTGCAGAAGAAATGAAAGTTGCTCCTGATCAGGCTGAAAAGATTGCTGACGAAGATGAAGCACTTGATAAGGACAGTCCTGCCGATACAGGTAAGATGAAAGTTAAGGTCAGCGAAGAATTAGAAGGTGAGGCTCTAGTTGAGAGTCTTATCGCAGAACATGGTCCAGAATTAGTCCTAGAAGGATTGATTGCAGAATATGGTGATGCTGTTATTTTCAACGGCATCATGGAAGAATACGTCAATGAATATGGCGAAGATCTAGTAGACGAAAAGTTTGGCGAGACACTCTTTGAACAATATGGCGAAGAAAAAGTTGTCGCATTCATTGCAGAAAATGTAATTGCTGAATTTAACGAACAAGAATTTACAGATGAAGAATTTGGTGCTCTTCAAGAACAATCAAATACTTTCATCACAGAAATGCAAACACTTTCTGACGAAGATTTTGATAATTATATTTCAAATCTTAATGAAGAAGAACTCGTATATGCAATTCAACTCTCTTCTCTCAACGAAGAATATCTCGTTGAATTCCTCAAGAAGATTGGCAAAGCACTCAAGAAGGGTGTGAAGGCAGTTGGTAAGGTTGCTAAGAAAGTTATCAGCAATCCATTGTTCAGTACAGTTGCTTCATTTGCGCTTCCAGGTGTTGGAACAGCACTCGGCGCACTCGGTGGCAAACTTGCCAGCACTGCAGTTGGTAAGGCTGTTGGTGCAGTTGGATCTAAGATTGCAGGCAGTGCACTTGGTAAAGGTGTAGCAGCACTCGGTAAGACAGCTGTTGGTGGTGCTCTTAAAAATGCAGCAGGTGGCGCAATCAAAGGCGGCATCTCAAGTGTATTGCAAGGTGGTAAGTTTAAAGAAGGTGCAAAACTCGGTGCTATCACAGGCGTTGCATCACCACTTGTAAATAAAGTTGCTGGTGGATTAACAAATGTAACTGGTTCTGAAGCAATCGGTACAACTGCTGCAGACGCTCTTGCTGGTGGTATTGCAAGCAAGGCAACTGGCGGTAAATTTTCGCAAGGTGCAAAAACTGGTGCAATTGGTTCACTAGTTGGTAGAGCTGCAGGAAACATTAGAAAAGGCTTTGGAGATAAGGCAGGTGATGTTGCAGACGCTGTTGGTGGTGCGGTTGCAAACCGTTCATCTGGTGGTGCATCGGCTGATTATGATCCAGAAGAAACTACAGATGTTCCTGATTCAGATCAATCAGATGATCGCACAACAGTTGCATCATCGCGACCAGCAGATGATAATGATTATGATAATCTAGGCTCAAGTGCGTGGAAGAATGTTGCAAAACAAGCAGCTGCAGCAAGAAGAAGTGCAGCAGGCAATCGTCCAGTAAGACAAGTTGCTGAAGATTCAAATGAAATTCTTCAACATCTATCAACGCTCAATGAATCAGAATTAAATGCATTTGTTGATCAGCTGTCTGAAGAAGAAGCATCATTTATTGCTGAAGTGTTAGAAGAAAATGCTCTCGTGGCTGCAGCAAGAGCAGGTAAAGCATTAGTGAAAGCTGCTGGTTCTGCACGTGGTCCAAGACGTGCAAGATTGAGTGGTGCTGAAAAAGCTGCCGCAATAAATGTTGGTGGTAGTGGATTAAAAGCTGCAGCTCGTCTTGCTGGTAGAGTAGCTCTCCCATTGACAGCAGCTATGGGAGCATATGGTGCATATAAAGGTTACAACGCTGACCCTAATGCAACATTTGATCAAAAAATTAAAAATGCTGGCAGTGCAGCACTAAGCGGCGCGACGGGTGGATTATTAGGAACAGACTCAGAAGCAATGGCAGCAGCACCAGTCGCACCAGCAGCAACAGCGGGTGCTTCAACTAAGAAAGATGCAGTTCCTGGAGTCAATCAACCAGCTGGATATGACAAATTTGGTCGTCCAGCAGGATCAAAAGATTTTGGTCTATCGCCTAAAGATGCAGAATTTGAATCAAAAAAGAACGCAGAACGCAAAAGAATTGATCGCGAAGGTTTAAAGGCTGGTGATGGTACACAAATAATTCCACCTTCTGGTGGCGCTGGTGGCGCTCCAGCGGTAAAATCGAAGAAACCTTCTGAGATGACGGATGAAGAACGCTATGGTAAAATTGGTGCTGCGATCCGTAAATTAGATAAAAATGCGTATGATAAAAGAGATAAAACAGCTGCTGGTAATCTAGCATTATTGAAAAAATTACAGCAAGGCGGTGCAGCAGCAGCAACAGCAGCAACAGCAGCAACAGCACCAGCACCAGCAGCAGCACCAGCAGCAGCACCAGCAGCAGCACCAGCAGCAGCACCAGCAGGTGCTTCAGCGCGTGCACCAGCTGCATCTGATTCTGGAATGACAGAATATGATTATGCAGATACTTGGGAAGCAAATCCAATTTCACGCGCTAATGCTGGTGAAAGAGAAGATAATGAAGAGGCACCAGAGAAAACAGGTGTTGGTATTTTTAGAACTCCAACAGGAGAGAAAACCAAACTAAGAAAAGCAATTCCTAACGAAATTGCTAATATGGTTGGTGGACTTGCTGGTGGTGTCGGACAGGCTTTCAAAATCAAAGAACTCGGATACAAAAAGCCAGGATCAAGAGTAAATGAACAATTTGAGGATTCTAACATGAACGAAGAAAACGGAGAAGAAACAACAATGGAAACAACCGAACTTACCGAAGAGCAAATTCGTGAAGAACGTTTGCTCGCTATCAAAGAAGCGGTAAAGCAATTCAAGGGTACAATGAGAGAAGACGTTGATGCTCTATTCAACGGCGAATCATTATCCGAAGAGTTTCGTGCAAAAGCCACATTGATTTTCGAATCTGCTGTGACTTCTCGCGTTGAAAGCATTCTTGAACAAGTAATGCAAGAAAACGACGAGGTTCTTGCAACTGCTTACGATGAAATCAAAGATCAAATTACAGAACAAGTTGATGAGTATCTCAACTATGTTGTTGAGCAATGGATGGACAGCAATAAGGTCGCCATCGAGACAGGACTCCGTGCCGAACTCGCTGAAGACTTTATCTCTGGTCTACGTTCATTGTTCCAAGAGCACTACATCGAAATCCCTGAAGAGAAAGTTGATGTTGCAGAAACACTTGCAACAGAACTTGAACAAGCAGGTGAGTACGTTCAGTCAGTGCATGCACATGTTGAAGAACAAGAAGCTGTCATTGCTGATTTGCAAGAGCAACTCAATACAGTAAAGAAAGAAAAATCAATTGACAATTTCTGCGAAGGACTCACAGCAGTTCAAGCAGCAAAAATGAAGTCGCTCGCAGAGGGCGTGGAGTTCACCACAGAAGGTGATTTTGAAGAAAAGCTCGCAGTACTACGCGAGAACTACTTCCCAACTAAAGTACAAGTGAAAAGTGAGGTAAAGGAACTTCAGCAAGTCGCTCTTAATGAAGAACCAGAAGTAGAACAAACAAATAATATCATGGCTCGTTATGTTAAATCTATCTCTAAAACGGCTCCAAAAGCCTAATTCAATTAACTGAGGAAACACTATCATGTATATTAACGAAACATATGCAAAGAAGTGGGCACCAGTTCTTGATCACCCAGAACTCCCAGCAATCAGCGACCCTTACAAGCGCGCAGTTACTGCACTCGTTCTAGAAAATCAAGAGCGTGCCCTACAAGAAGAATCACGTTCAATGCAAAACCTATGGGAAGCATCACCAGCTAATGCCATGGGAACAGCAGGAATCAGTGGTCTTTCAGGCGCAGCAAACTCTGGCGTTACAGGCTTCGATCCAGTTCTAATCGGACTCGTTCGTCGTTCTATGCCAAACCTAATGGCTTATGACATCTGCGGCGTTCAGCCAATGACAGGTCCAACAGGTTTGATCTTCGCAATGCGATCAGTGTTCGCAAGTGCATCTGCTCGCGCTGGTGAAGCACTATTCCAGGAAGCAAACACTCACTCTGGTAATGGTACAGTGACTGCATTCAGCACAGCTGTCAACCCAGGTAATGCAAACAGCTCAATCTACGGTCTTGCAAACACAGGTCACGGCTTCACAACAGCCTATGCCGAAGATGCAACACTCGCATATATGGGCTTCCAGATCGATCGCGTTGCTGTTACAGCCAATTCACGTGGCTTGCAAGCATCATACACGCTCGAACTTGCACAAGACCTCAAGGCAGTTCACGGTCTCGACGCAGAAACAGAATTGACAAATATCTTGTCAACTGAAATTCTTGCTGAAATCAACCGCGAAGTTGTTCGTACAATCTATGCAACAGCAAACGTCGGTGTAACTGGCGTAACGGCAAATGTTGTTAACCTTTCAAGCTCCGTAATCGGAGATGCAGGTGGCACATCTGGTCGTTGGCAGGTTGAGAAGTACAAGTCACTTCTATTCCGTATCGAACAAGCTGCAAACAAGATCGCAAAAGACACACGTCGCGGTAAGGGTAACATGATCATCGTTTCAACCGATGTTGCATCAGCTCTTGCAATGACAGGTCTTCTCGATTACAACTCAGCACTAACAAACAATACAAATCTCGTTGTAGACGATACAGGCAACACATTCGCTGGTGTGCTCTTCGGACGCATCAAAGTCTATGTTGACCCATATTCTGTCGCTGGCGCAGATTATGTTGTTGTTGGTTATAAGGGTGTAACACCTTATGACGCTGGCTTGTTCTACTGCCCATACGTCCCACTACAGATGGTACGTGCAGTTGATCCAACAACTTACCAGCCAAAGGTCGGCTTCAAGACACGTTATGGTCTCGTTGCAAACCCATTCGCAACAGCAGCTGGTCTTGGTGCTCTAACAGACGGTACAAACGTATACTACCGTAAGTTCCAAGTGTTGAATATCAACCAGTAATAGTTTGCCAAACTTATAAAAATAATCAGGCAAAGTGACTCGGGGTGGATTCGAAAGAATCCACCCCTTTTTATTTCCCTAAATAAAATTATATCGATCTACGGAATTACTAGATGACAATTCTAACAAGAAATCCGATCAATACCGATTTGTTACAACCACACAAGTTTCAAATGGTATTTGATCGCATGCCAAATGTAACTTATTTTTGTCAAACTGCATCCCTTCCAGGAATCTCCTTGACTGAAGTTCAGAGATTCACGCCATTCATTGATGTTTTTCATCCAGGCGAAAAAGCAATTTATGATGCGTTTAATGTTCAGTTCCTGATTAACGAGGACATGAGCACATGGTTAGAGATGCACAATTGGATTCGCGGTGCAACTTTTCCAACAGACTTTAAAGAATATCGTGATTTAGCAAGAAACACTAAATCTGGCTACGAGCAAAGCCTTGCTAACAACAGACGTCCAGTAGTTTACACTGACGGAACTCTAACAATTTACTCAAATAAAAATAATCCAAGGTTTCGCGTGAAGTTCCATGACATGTTTCCAACATATCTTGGTTCTCTAGAATTTAGCGTGACTGACAACGCCGAAACAACAATGACTTGTCAAGTATCTTTTAGATTTACTTGGTATGATGTAGAAATATTGTAGTTTCGTTAAAACCAGACATAGTCATTATAACGAACTAATCAACGATTGTCAACTATTGTCTTGGTTGCTTTTTGAGTTGAATTATAGTATATTATTGGCATGAAAATAGAAACTCCACCGCTCGAAGAATTAATGTTGCAATGGGAAAGGGATTCCGAAGTTGATATTACGGAACCTGGAAAAGAAATTCTCCGCATCCCTTTGCTTCATAACAAATACAACAAATACTTGTCACTCCACAATCTTGCTGCAAAGAGAGCAGGATTGGAGTATGACAAACTCAAGCGTATGAAATGGATGTACTACAACGGCAAGTTAGACCAAGATGAATTGGATAAACTTGGTTGGGAACCATTTCGCTTTACTCTCAAATCTGACATCCAAGTCTATCTTGATGGCGATGATGATCTTGCTAAACTCAAGCGCAAGAAAGCATACCATGAAGAGTCTGCTGCGTTCTGCACCAATGTCATGAAAGAACTTAACAATCGTACATGGCAGTTAAAAGAATACATGGGATGGGAGAAGTTCATTCAAGGTGCTAGATGATAATTGAGCACGTTGTCGTTGAGAAAACCGATAACATCTATGTTCAGGTTCATGCTGAAGATTCTATTCTTCAAGAGATGTCTGAGTTTTTCACGTTCTCAACTCCAGGATACCAATTCAGTCCAGCATTTAGGAATCGACACTGGGATGGTAAAATTCGTTTGCTTAATTTGCGCACAAAGCAAATTTATGCAGGTCTTGTTGGCTATATAAAGACTTTCTGCAAGCAGCATAATTACACCATTGAGGTCTTAGATGAAGACAAGGAAGTCTTTCCGATCGACACGAAGAATCTATCAACTGCTCTCTCGCTTCCAATGGAGCCAAGAGATTATCAGTTACTTGCGTCTAGCGTCGGACTTACAAAGAAAAGAACTGTACTCGTATCACCAACCGCGTC